TTAATGTGGAGAAAATAGAATGGATCAAATGTTACTTGAGGGATTGGAACAACTAAAAAAAGTTGGCTACCAAGAACTTTCCTTTAAAACTGCATCTTTAAATGTTGTGTTGGGCTCCTTATCTTCTGAAGAAGATATTTTGGTGGCTAGGAAAATGGAAGAGATTGAATCTGAGGGTCTTGAATATGTTCAGTCATATAAGCTTTGGATGTTAGCCTATTCTATTGCCCAGCTAAACAATATTGATTTGAGAAGTATTAAGGTTGTTCCAAATAAAAGTGGGAAGCCCGATACCAAGGAAGACTATCTTTTCAAGTTGCTATCGACTTGGAGTCGTTCCGCACTAAACGTTTCTTTCAGGAAATATGGTGAGCTAATAGTTATGGCTGATCGTGAATCCGAAAAGAATGTCATTTTCGAAGTAGTTGATATTGATGCTGAGATTGAGCGACTCGAAAAGAAGATTGAAACATTGAAAGAAGAAAAAGAACAGAAAGAAGAGAAAGAAACTTCTTCTGATGAAATATTCGATGATGAGATTGAAGAAGCAAAGCAATCTTTAGAGTCAGATGAGAATCAAAGCTCTTAATAGGTGATTTTGATGTGTCAGAAATTACCCCAAATAGCCCCGATCAATCCTCTCCTGATCTAAGTGTAGATCGTTACAAACAAGAACGAAACATAGAAGTAGAGCAACGTAGTAATTGGTTGTCTAGATACAGCTACCTAGAAAAACTTCTTTTTCGTGGGTTCTTGACCTGTAATTCAACCATAAATAATATCCCAATAGTTTTTAAGACTGTTAATAACTTAGAATTTGATAGGATTAAGCTTTATATTGGACGTAGAGACGATATAATGACTCATCAATTATATTTTATAGCCCATTCCATTTTTTTATTGGATGATGTGAATGTGTTATTGGATCGGGATAGGAATCTTCCATACATAATCAAAAGTCTTAAAAAATTACCCTCAAATTTGTTGAGTCAGATCGCTGAACATCTTACTATATTAAATAATCTCTCCATATCTTCGGGCGCATTAATAGAGGCATATTGTTATGAGGAAGTGTCGAGACAAAATTGGATGGTGTTTAAGGGACAAGTTTTAAATGACTCTAAAATGACAGGGATCGGCGGCACAGAGAATATTGGGTTAAATACATATCAAAGGATGTGGTTGTCTTTGAATAACTTAGAGGACGTTAAGATAACAAGGGAGATAGCCTGGGACTATGCTAAATTTATAGGATCTTGTTCTAATCCAAAAGGTGTTCGCACCATTGAAAGTCAAGATAAGGCTAGGCGTAATAAGGAGAATGATGAGAGAGAGAAGATTAGAACAGGTGGTAGTTTGAGTGAGTCTTCTGTAAAGATCCAGGCCAGTAGTATTGAAGAGCTTATGGGTGAATTGGAGCATAGCTTAAAGGGTGAGAAAGATTGGCACGATATTGTTGTTGAAAAACATGAAAATAAACTGGTTTCTGAGCACAATTTACAAAAAGAAGGATATTTAAATATTATGAGTAATGTCCCAATGGATGTAAGTTTAGGTATTAGTAGCTTAGAAGAAAAGAAGGTTTTCTCCTTAGAAGAGATACAGGAATCATTGGATAGAAGGCGTCGAGGAATTATAGATTCACCATCTATGCAGCGGCTTTCAGATATAAATAGTGAGTTTAAGTCTAAAAAAGGCTCTAATCTTCTTATAAAATCAGATATAATAGGGGAATTTGAAGTGGGGACACCAGATATAGGGGATAATGATGCCCAAAAATCGTGAGATTTATGAACAAATATATAAGCTTTCAACAGAAGGTCATGATAAGGTATTAAAGAACTTAGGCGATATCCATAAGTCCATTTTAAAAGTATCTGAAGATGTGTCTTTTAAACCAGTTGGTTTCAAAGATATGATCGCAGAAGCTAAGAAAGCAAAGGCTAGTGTAGATGATATATCAAAATCTATGCAGGCTATCCCTAAAGATATTACATCGTCCCTCAAAAAAGATTTTTCTGAGGGATTGCAAAGTATAAAAAAGGATATCCAAAAAGAATCCAAGGCCATGTCTTCTTATTTTGAAGGTGCCTTTTCAGGTAAATCTATTGGTAATTTACAGGTGGGTATTCAAAAAGCAGTTAAGGGGGGTGTGACAGCAGGCTTGGAAGATGCTACTGAAAGTAGTGTGGATCAGATTAAAAAAGCTTTAGCTAGCAAAGGTTTAGAAATAAAAGCTGATGATAATGATATAGGGATTGGTCCTAAAGTTATTAAGGAATTTGAGGAGATCAAAGCTAGAGTGGATTCTATGGGGGAAGATGTTTCAGATCAATATAAAAGTATGTTCAAGCGTGGATCACGTCTTGTAGAGGATTTGGATAGAGTAAATATTTTAGATGAAAAGAAGATATTAGAATTAACTCGTAAATTAGAAGATGTCACTGATGATATTGAGGATTCCTTTAAAAAGGGAGCTAAAGAAGTAAGTGCAGAATTGAAAAAGAAACTTCCCAAAATTGTGGGTGGTATTTCAGGAGGTTTTGTTGGTGCTTTTCGTATGCTGGAAAGTCCTGATGCCTTTATGCAGGGGATAGGTAAGGCAGGTGATCTTCTTCAGGAAAATGGAGATAAATGGTCGAAGACTTTTATGAAAGGCATGGATCAAGCCGGTGACTTTCTTCAGGAAAAGGGGGATAAATTATCTAAGATATTTAAGAGGGATGTAGAAACCCCTAAAGAGTTAAAGGGTAAGGATAAAGGTATTTCAGAGATACTTAAAAAGGGTATGGAAATCCCTAAAGAGTTAAGAGGTAAGGGAGCTTTAGATAGGGTCAAGCCAAAGACTGGTGCTGGGGGGGGCGGTAAGGCTGCAGGAGGTATGGCCGATCTAGGCAAGATGACCGCCTTAGTTGGTACTGCTTTGGCTGCTGTGGCGGCTCTTGGTGCGCTTGTAAAGTTATTCATAGATGCTGATAGTGCCATTAAAGATTTCAACAAAAATATGCTGGATAATGTTGGCGCAGGTAATCTTGTCAAAGCTTCTTTTCTTGATGGTGCCAATGCAGGTGTAGAATTTAAAAAGAGCATGAATACATTGTATGAGGCTGGTTCTGATTTTGGTTTCTTTTTAAAGACAGGCATCAAATCAGAAGAATTTGCTTCAGCTTTAGGGGCAATGACCAAAGAAGGTTTTACCTTTAGTAATATGGTTACTGGTGCTGGTGATGATGCAAGAGATCTGCAAGATGCTGTTAATTTGGCTAATATTGCTAGTAAGAATTTTGGTGTATCATTAACTGAGGGTGCTTCTACAGTAGGTGATTGGCGTATGAATCTAAATATGTCAGCCGAAGAGGTGGCTCAGTCTTTTGCTTTGATCCATAAAGATGCTCTTGAAGCAGGTATGGATACCACAAAGTTTTTTAATGTAGTGAGAAATGTTTCTGCTGATTTTGTTTTGTTCGGGGTAAGAGCACACGAAGTCTCTGGTATGTTAGAGCTTTTAGGTAAAAGTGTTGGCCCTAAAAAAGCTGCTGAGATGATTGGTGGTTTGGTTGGTCAGATGAAGAATATGTCAGAGCAAGATCGAATTAGAATGACGGCATTAGCTGGTAAGAAAAAATCATTGGATGCTTTGAGGGGTTCTCAGCAACGTGGTTTAAAAGCTATAAAGGATCAAAATAGTTCTTTCTTTGAGAGCAGTAAAAACCAAGACCTTTATAAGAAAGCTATGGGGGGTAGCGTCAATGCCTTAGAAGAATTACGAAAATCAGCTTCTAACACAAAGGGAATGGATGCTGCTACAAGAAAATTGACTAATTTGTTAGGTGTTGAAAAAGAGGTTAAATCAGGTTTGGTTGGGAGAGCTACTGGGATAGCAAGTGCTGATTTACAGGCTCAAATAGAAGTTCAATTTGAATGCCATGATAGCTAGACAGCAGATGGGGTTATCACTGGAGCAATGGAAGGCCTTAAAAGGTATAGATCAAGGTATGCGAGATGGTTTAGAAAAAGCCAGGAAAGAGACAACTAAATCAGTAAGTTCAGTAAAAGAATTAACTCAATTTACTGGTAAATATGCCAAAATCAATAAGGTTTTAAATTTAAAAGGTGCAGATGGTGTTTGGCGGGCTGCTAAGAAAACTGACTTTATGTCAGAAAAGTTGGCTGAACAAGTTGCAAATATGGATAAGCAGAAAACTGTAGCTGACAAAGCTGCTGCTGCCACTATTAGTATGTCAGACATTATGGACCAGGGATTTAAGGATATGTTGCGAGAATTGGGGATGATCACATCTGGATTAGCAAAAGTATTTGGTGCTGCTTTTATGACAGATAAAACATTAAAACAGATGAATATGAGAGATAATTTTAATAAACTGTATGATGCAACAAAAGATCCTACCGAAAAAAAGAAATTAGCAAATACATATAAAAAACAAATGGATATCTTGGATAAGTTACCGAGAAAAGCTGATAATGAAGAGATAATTGCTGCTTTAGATCAAATAGGGGTAAATGCCAAGAAAGACACTGAAAAAAAGAGTATGGAAAGGTTGCAAAAAGATATTGCATCGGTGATGGAAGTTTCCAAGGTTTTACCCAAAGAAAAGGGTACTTTTGGTGAGAAAGTTTCAGCAGACATACTGGCATTTAAAAAAGGTCTAGATAAAGGGGCAAGCCAAGAAAAGCTACAAGAATTACTTCAAACCATAAATAGGGGCATTAAAACATTGCCTTTAGATACCCAGAAAGGTTTTTCTGATAGTATGGCTGCTTTGGGTAGATCTATGGGGGCTAAGGGAGAAAAAGAGACTGCATTAGCAGAAGAAGCAAAACTTCAAAAAGCTATGCAGGTCGATACAATAGGTATATGGGACCTTTATGTAAAAACATTATCTACAGGTATGAAGGTAGGTGCTACTGCTCTTGTTCCCGGTGCTGGTATTGCATTATCAGCTAAAGATATGGGTGCTGGCGATGCTATAGCCGATTTGGGTGGTAGTATTTTGAGTTATATGGGTATTTCTGCAAGTGCAGAAGAAATTGCAGAATTAGGTAAGAAAAATGATGCATTTGATAGGAAAGCTGCAGAAAAATTGAAGAAAGATAGTGATAAAATAGCTGAGAAGGGGGTTGATACTAATGAGAAAAATACAAAAAATACAGAGGGGATAAAGGATATATTGAGTAGACAGGAGGCTAAAGAAAAGGCAGAATTAGAGGATCTTTTAGGGAAAATGGACCCAAAAGACATAACAAAAGCACAACGTAAAAAAGCAGCAATCTATGAGATAGATTTACCAAAATCAAAAAAAGCAAAAAGTTCTAAGGGAGATCAAGAAGCTCATGAAGACATTATGATTTCCAAATCGGGGTATGTGAAATTGTCTGCTGGGGATATTGCTTTTAATCCTTCTGAGGCTGCTCGTGGTATGTCTGCACCAGCAGGGGCATTAGCAGGTAGGGCTATGGCAAGATTGGCTGGTGGTGGGGGTTCTGGTGGCTCTACAGTGGTTAATAGAACACAGACTAATAATTTCACAATATCTGGCGACCCTGAGAAGATTAAAAAAGTGATTTTAGAGGCTATGGCTGAGGATAAGCGTAGAGAAGCTGAAGGGATTGCTCAATGACATATATCCCTAGCGCATTTGCTAAGAATGAGGATAGAGTAGATCGAATCCCAATAGTATTTGGGATAATTTTACCTACAGGAGATGTTTTAACAGATTATTTTCTATATTCTCATGTGAATCCTTTAAGTTTTGATGAAAGAATGTCTCAAAAAATTGAGAGGATACAGACGAAAGCAGGTTGGATCGAACAGCATTGGGGAAGAGAGATGACAGAAATATCAGCTACTCAAACCACTGGTGCTTTTATAAATCCTAAATTAGGTTTGACTGGGGAAGCTATTTTACGCCGTGAATCAATTGGGTATGATAGATTTAAGGATTTGGTAGAGCTTTATCGGAACAATGGTAGTGTCTATGATCAAAGTGGTAAGATACTTTTTCAAGGTCGGGTTTTTATAAATTATTCTTCTCAAATGGAAGAAAGAAGATTTGAGGGTTATTTTACAGGTTTTGATGTGAATGAAATAGCTGAGAAACCTTGGGCTTTTGAATTATCGTGGGCATTCAAGGTGGAAAAGGGTGTGACTAGTGTTGGCTATCAAGAAGAGGTTTTATTATGAAACAAATTTTTGATCCAAGCATATTAAATTCGCTTGAGAAGATAACGGCTCAGCAGCAAAATGGTTATGGTAATTCGATAGTAATTGAGCATGAGGACATTAATCCTGTAGGAGGTAGTAAGGTACCACCAGCACCAATGATGTTCTTACCAATACCACCTAATGCCCCTACAGAACAGCCCCCATCTTCTTCAACTGTTTGGGTTAAAAATTTTGATGCATATAATTCTGCTAAAGAAGGTAACCAAACCGATATTGTTAATCGAATAGAAGCACAGGCACAGGTACATTTAGATAATTTAATGGAAAGCCGTAAACAGGTTGATAAAGCTTGTCGGGATATGCTAAACGTCCCACCATTGATATTATTGATTAGCCCTTCATCGCTCAGTCATGGTATGACTAAATTGATTATGGATGGTACTTTTACTAGATCAGGGTATGTGCGGGAACATTGGGGGGAGAATTTGGATACCATAAGTTGTGACGGCAAGATAGGTGCTTTCTATGGTGTCTCTACTATAGGTGGCTATAAAAGGCACCCCATATCTATTTCTAGATCTTATCGGAAGTCATCTTTATCTTATCAAAATTTAATGTCTTTGGTGATGTTATATGAGAACAATGGTAAGGTTTTTGCTGATTTTCAGGATAGGCGTAGAATCACTATGGTTGGTTCTATTATGATGTTTTGGGATGGTGTTACATATGTGGGTAATTTCAATAGTTTTTCTATTTCTGATAAGGAAGAAGCTCCGTTTAATTTGAGCTATTCTTTTGAGTTTACGGTTAGTAAAATAATAGATATTGCGAGGTGATAGATGGCTGATCAAAGACCATCTGCTTTTTTAGGCACATATAAGTCAAAGCAAGTGTTGCGAACCGTTCCAGATGCTTATGTGAAAATCAATGGTAATTCGAGCATGACTCAGTGCTCTGGGTGCAAACAGTATTTTGATATTAATCCTTATATTTCAAGCATTTCTGTTGATTTAAGTATTGATTCCCCACCAGGTAGTGCTAGTATATCATTATCTATTCCGAGACATAATATTAATGATTTCTATGGTGATGGTCATTTTTTGATCCAAGAAATGATGGAGATCGAAATATTCATGAAGGGATATTATTATGTACATGGTGTCCCCCAATATTATCCTGTTTTTTGGGGGTTAGTAACCCGTGTAACTGAGTCCTATAGTTCTGGTGAGCATAGTGTGCAATTGAGTTGTGCCGATATTTTGAAATGGTGGGAAAAGACTAGATTGAATGTTATGCCTGCTTTACCAGAAGTAGCAATGTCTAAAACGGGTCATTTACCTTTATTAGGTAATTCTTTTGCCGGTGTTAACCCATATGATATTATTTTCTCATTATCACGAAATATTTCAGGTGATTTGTTGTTAGGCCGTAGAACTTTGAATTTTTCTAAAGCCGATGCCGAAAGACCTGATGGTAAAGAAGCTGTTGCCTCTATTATGTCCTATTGGAGACATCGTTTTCGACGCATGAAAAATTCTTTAGTTTTATATGGTATGGATGGTGAGTTTATTACTTCGGAAGTAATTCATGCTGAAGCTAAAGCATTGGAGAATAAATTAGCTTCGGGTCTGAGTAGGAGCGATAAGAAAGAGACTATAAAAAGATATCAAAATGTGGCTAGTAATGCTTTAAGTAAGATGAAAAACAATAAAACTGGTAAGAATTTTTTAGATCCCACATCACCTAATATCGTTGCCTATAAAAATATGGTTACCCAGGCCGGTAGTGTGAATATGTGGGAATCAGAGTATTTATCCAAACTGGAAGTTGCAAATAAAGCAAAAGATGCTATTAATTTTGAGTTTTATATGGATTCTACTGGGGATATTGTTTTCAAGCCGCCATTTTGGAATTTGGATGTGAGGGGAAATGATCCTATTAGCTGGATTAGGGATATTGATGTTATAAATTGGGATTTTGAGTCTTCTGAATCTGAAGTTTTTACTGTGCTAACAATGAATGGTAGCTTTAGCTCTAAGAATTCATATGGTATGCAAAAAGAAATTTGTGCTGGTGCTACCGTAATTGATTATCAGTTATTATCTAAATATGGTGTTAGGGCACAGGAATATACTTCAGAATGGATTACAAATTCTAAAGCATTATATTTCCATGGTTTAGATGTGTTGGATCGAATAAATTCGGGAAGACAAACAGGATCAATTACAATTCCTTGTCGTCCCGAATTACGAATGGGTTTCCCAGTTTATATTGAATCAAGAGATGAATTTTGGTATGTAACGGGTATCTCACATACTATCTCATTTGGTGGTAGGGCAACTACAAATTTAACTTTGGCTCAGAAAAGAGGGAAATTCATAGCTCCTAGTAATTTTGCTATGTCTTCAGAGGAATTAAGATCGAAGCAAAGACCATTTTCTGGTGATGCTAAATCTGTACCTCGAAATCCTGAAACGGGTAAAATAGAAGGTCATCCTAATATAGTTATGGTATATACATCAGATACTTTTACGAAAGAACAAGAAAAAGAAATGACCGCTGAACGGAAACCAGGTAAGAGCAATAAAAGATCAGGTAAAGATAAGATAACAAGTGGGAAAGTTGGTGCCATTTATGGTGAAATAAATAAACAATCAAAAGAGATAAGTTTAGAAGAGGCTTTGTCTTTTATCCATGATTATGGTACCCCTGGGTTACAGGAATATACTTATGCACAATTAGATGAAAATTCTCCTGCGATTAAGGCAGGTTCTGTGGCGATTGATACTGCAATTGATGGGAGGGGCATAGACGGTAAAGAGAATAAACATAGTAGTTCAAAAAGAAATAAAAAATCGTTATTTGTATTTCCTGTTTCTGATAGACATGGGGTTTAGCAATGAGTGGTGGGTTGATTAGGAAGCCTATAGGAGGCACGTCTTTGGGTCATACCGAAACCCCTGATTTAAATCGCTCATCAAATGTGATCAATTCTGATGGCTTGGAAAATTTCTTAAATATGGCTCCGGCAAGTGTGAAAGCTCAAAACGAGCATACATTATTTATTAAGTCGGGTCAAAAAGATGTGAGTACAGAAACAACATCGGGACCATTAAGTGTTGAAGTGGATTCAGTTTCAAAAGGTAAAGCATTTACTAGTATAAATCCAAATAGTAAGGATTCGATGTGTAAATGCCTATATAGTAGAATGGATCTTGATTTATATTCGCTATTGGTGGGGCAAAAACAGTACCCAGAATTAACAAAATTTGATGAGCAATGGGGATCTGATGTTGCTGGAAGAAGAAATCTTTCAAAAGTTTTTAGGGATTTATTTACCGGTAATGATTCAAATCTATTTAATAAACATGCTGAATATGAAGCAAAATTGAGGGGTGGTTCATGACAGTTGGGAAGCGTCCTCAGACATCTAAATTTGGATCAAGTGCTACTTCTAGATATGCTTTTTTGCGTATAGGTGAAATTGTCAGTGTTGATTATGAGACTTTAGTGGCTAGTGTTGAGTATATAGATGGTTCTGGTATAAGGACTGAAATTCCGTTAACGCAAGCTATGGCTGGCCCACGTTCTTTTCTTGGCGGTATCCCTGAAGAAGGGAGTATCGTTATTTTGGGTTGGAAAAGATATGTGGATGATCATGCTATCCCACTTATTTTAGGGTACCTTCCTAAAGGGTATTTGAGTCAATTCAATTATGACCCCATTAGTTTGGTGAAGCCAAGTGCTGATATTCCTATTGAGGATTACCCTTCTCTTTTAGGAACTAAGCGCTATAAATTACGTAAGATTTATCCCGGTAATATTTTAGGCAGTTCCGCTCAAGGTGCTGATCTTGTTTTGGATCGGAATGTTCGGTTATATTCAGCTTCTGGCGATGAGTTGTTCCTTAGAGGAGATGATCATACATTACACTTAAATACACTGAATTGTAATCAAACCCTAGCTTCTGGTAGGCGTTATAGTGGTTTAATTGATCGTAGTAAGCTTTTATTTCCCGCTGATATATTTGATGAAGATGGGGGTTTAGACGCTTTCCACCCTGCTTGGGATGTTTTAGATAAGATGGGTTGGATCAATGATGAAGGCACATTGTTAAGTGAAGTTAATTTTGATCAATTTCCTGTTACTGTATTACCAAATGGTAAACGTTATTATGTTGTTCCAGGACCAGAAGATTATAATTTACCTTTTGATTCACAATTATTTAGTTATGTTGAGGATAGGCTTGAGATAGATCATTTATCAGATGGATCGTTATCTGTATCAAACAGTATTGATGGAGTTGAGATAGATCAGAAATACCCTTTAATTGAGAGGGTTTATGGTACTTATGTTGGTAATAGTGTTTTTACTGATAGTGATAGGTATATTTATGGTAAAGTTCTAAGACCAGTATTGTTTACGGGTCAAGACGTTATTCCAGGTGATGTTACCCCTACATTTTTACCCTGTTTAAGAGAGGGTGATGATGAAGATAAAAGGGTAGCTGCTGCTCATGTTTTTCGGATGATCTGTCCCGATGGTCGTGGTGAGGTTTTTATAGCCCATGATAAGCAAGGTCATGGTTTTTATCATTTCCCAGCCACTACTGGTGGGCATCCGTTAGGTGAGGGGAAATCCGTTTCATTTAATACTGCTGGTCAGGTCAAAGCTGTATTGGGTAGAGACGGTATTAATGGTAAAAGTTTAGAACTAACATCTGGTGGGTCTATAGATCTTATTTTGGGTCAAGATAAGATTGGTCGCAGTTTAAATATAAAAGCAAATGGTACAGCTATTGTTGAGCTAAAGGGTAAAGATAATGAAGGCAATAGTTATAGATTCATTTGTGAAGGTATGTCTATAGAAAGTTTTCGTGGCGGGAAAATTTCTAATGTTTTTGGTATATGGAAAGATGATGTTAGTGGGTCGAAAAATGAGAGTTATGGGAAGCTATCTACTAAAGTTATTGGTGAGATGGCAACCCTTGTTGGTGAGAAAAAAAGCTTGACTGTGAAGGGCGATGTAGAAGCTACTTATGGTGCTGGGATTAAAGAGACAATTATAGCTGGTAGTTTTGAAAGAGAGAATTTGGTTGGTGATTCAAAGCTAACACTTATAGCTGGGAATCAAGTAGCAATATTAACATTAGGTAGTATTGATGAAACCTTGACAGCAGGTGATCGAAAGACTACTATCGTCGCAGGAAATTATGATGTTAGTGTTGTGACAGGAAATGTTTCTTTAAATGTAAAGACTGGGAATATAGATATCAAAACGTTGGCTGGGAATATAAATATTGATGCTATCCAGGTAAATGTTAAAGCTAAGGCAAAAATTGTATTAGACAGCCCTATGGTGGATATTGGGAAAATCTTAGCAGGTGGTGTTGTTGCTGGTGCAGGCCCCCCAAACCCAGCCGGTCATTTAGATTTTATGACCGGTATGCCTATTATGGGATCACCTACAGTAAAGGTTTAAGATGCCCTTGAGTCCTCCAGGATTACAGGGGTTGCTGGCTCCTCAAGTTATTGCAGCAGGGATGGTTGGTCAGATGTCACAACCATTAGTGCTGGCTCTTTCCAATGCTATTTCAGCATATTTGTTAACTATGCCAGTAAGAACAAATGATGTCGGATCATTGGGGGTAGGAGTGGGTACCGGAAAAGTGATTATTACTCCTCCACAATTGGTTGGTCCATTATTGGGTGCTGCCACAGCAAACCAATTAGTGGGTACTTCCACACCGGGATTAATGGTGGCAGTAGGGAATGCCGTAGCTACGTTCATAGCCACTATGGGTATGGTTCAAAGCACACACCCATTAGTGGCCGTTGGTACCGGGATTGGGTTATTACAGATAATTGGTGGACCAGTTCCTTTACAAGCACAATTGATGGGTATGTTTACTGCACAAGGTTTGGTAGGTCAAAACATTGTGAATTTGGCATCTGCATTATCGCAAGGCATAACCCAAGGGTTAGTATCAGCTCAAGTAGTTCAAGTGATTACAGGCACCCCTGTGGTCCCTCCACCCGTTCCTAGTACAGGTATAGGCATAGGTAAATTGTTATGACAGCAATAGAATTAAATCTTAGCGGTTGGGTTTTACGACCACCACGGGTAGCAGAATCAAATGCTATTACTACGTCACAGGCTGATACTATGGAGGGTAGTGGTTTTAATCCTTCTGAGAGATCAGATTATATGGTGGCAGTACAGAATAATGCTCGATGCAATATGGTTGAGCTGGCTTGGGTAAAAAATACGGGTCGATCCGTTTTTGGCTTTACTGATAGTGATCAGAGATGGGCACCATTAAATGGTAGATCACCTCTAATGTTGGGTGAAGTTTCTAATGTTGAATATCTTGTGATGTCTCCAATACCTACTGGGACATATGCATCTCGTTTGTTTATAACAGACCCAAGTAGTATCGCTTTAATAGTGAATGTTGTTAGTTCAGGTATATGGCCAGGCACACCTTCATCAGGTGAAGTGAATGTTAATGGTAGTACTGGTCAAATAGCATTTTCTTTAAACGAAATAGATAATAATGAAGGGGATTCAGTTTATTATCAGACCGAAGCATTTATTGATTATCGGGACGAAAGTATGGCTAGTCTCGGAACATTATCAGATCCTATTGAAGAATATCGTTTAGCTTTAAACCCAATTCCTGAAAGTGATCAACACCCAATTATTAGAGTTGGAAATAGAATACCTTTAGTATCTGAATCGGTTCTTAATGAAGCTGGTTTCACAGATCCAAACATTATGGATCAAGGCACAGTTGAATGGTCAGAAGATAAAGGAACTTTGAATTTTTCTCAAGCCGACATAGATGATTATGCTGGTGAGACATTGTATTATCGTGGCGTATATGATTTCATTTCTGATGGGAATCAAAGTTTGAGTATTGATGGTTTGGGCACAGTAGTAGCCAATAGTGTAACGGATGTTACTGCTACGGGTATATTGAATACCATCCCAAGTAGTGGTGGGGATATTGTTGTTTATTTTGATAGCGGGACATATAAGCAAATAGCACAAACCAAATTGGTATCCATTTTTTCTGATTTTGTAGAATATGGTGTTGTTGAAATAAAAACAACGGTGGATTCTGTTGAGGAGCCTGGGATACAAGGATCTGTAAGGTTTAATTATTCAGAGGTTAAGAATTATCATGGCGATGCTGCTTATGCTGTCATTGGTGATTTTGAATTAGTTGATGAAGATGTTGTGCTTCGTTTATTTAGAAGTTTGGTTAATAAAGATGGTTCGTCCCCAGTTCCTGACTTCACATGTTATGTAAATGAAGACTCGGTTTTAATAGAGAAAATGATTGCTTCTCCCATTATCCCATTACCAGTATCTCCTTTAGAGCCAGCTAAAGATGGTTTAAATGCACCATCTTTTACTGTCCAGGGAAAAACCAATCAAATATTAACGGATTTGAAACGTTCCGTCTCACCAGACATAGGTTTTGTGATTAATTATGAAACAAAGGAATTAACTTTAGCTGAAAGAAAAAAATTTGACACTGTAGCATCATCATTGTTTTATGATTTTGATGATGTTAGTTTTTTGTCTATGGGTTTTAATTTGAGGGAAGGTCCAGAAGCGGGTCCTAATACTGATCTGGTAGAAGGTGATGATTATTTGTTAGAGACAAATGCTGGTGCAGTGTTTTTTATAGATCGTAAAGGGCGTGTTTTAGAAAACGGTACTAGAGGACAAATGCTGACCTTATCTACTTTTGAAGACACAACAGGAGTTGATTTTTCAAGTTATGTTGATAAGCAATTAGTAATTCTTTCAGGAACGAATGCAGCTTCATATATTGTAAAAGAAGCTACGGCTGGTCAGATTACAATTAATGACTCAATACCTTTTGCTTCTTTAGAATCGGGCAATATAGCTTATGAGATATGGGATGCCCCAGAGATATTGGGAGATAGGGTTTGGGATACGGTACCGATACCGGAAGATTATTTTCAGTTAAGAAAACTCTATATGATCGGTGAAATATCAAATATTAATAGACCCACAATACCTGTGATAAATATAGATGCTCGTATTGAGCTTAGAGTAGGTTCTGGTACCATAACTATCCCTTCAAATAATTGGATAGATACCAATAGTGGTTTTGGTACCCCCAATGAAGGTGAAGCTGAGATATCGTTGGAAACTGGTGATGTAAATTTTGCTGATGCTGATCTCATAACCTATGTTGGCGGAGATGTGGTTGTTTCTTGGTGGTTAAATTCTTCAGATTACTTATTGAATCAGGGTAATGGTGGTATTCTACTCAATACCCCAATGATGGGTTGGGAGCGATTAGAAGCATCGTATTATTCAGAAGATGATACAGAAACATTGATTATCGAATATCTTTCGACTCGGATATGGGGTGAGGATTGTGTAATTGTACCTGGGTCTTCAGAAGTCTCCTTTAATACTGATAGTAGAGAGACATTAGATTCTTTAGGCATCAAAATTTATCGGGGAAATAAAAATACTGGTGTTGGTAGGTTCTATACCATTACCCCAACAGAGTTACATGATAAAGTTGCAGTAGATTGGGTAACTAATACTTTAAGATTTGTTACTGATTTAACAAGTGATGATGAAGTCGAAGTTGAGTATTACATCCAAGATATGGTGGGTGGTGAAAAAGCATTTACTTTAAATAATTTCCCAGTTCTATTTCCTGTATATGAGTTCACATCAGGTACGAGCCAATTCAATACATATTCTGATCAAACATCTATATTTATAGCTGATAAATATATTTTGTTAGGTAATGGTGTCTATCGAGTCACAGGCTCTAGTTTTGCAGATGGGATAACAACTGTTGATGTAGCATCGACGTTTAGATCAAGTCTTAGAATCAAGGATTTACCCATATCTAGTAGTGTATTGGATCAAATTTATTTTGAGCCAGTTTCGGAGCGATTTGAAAGGGTATCTATTGGTAGTAATACTTTAGTATTCAATTCTATTATAAGTGGTATTGGTGTTGGGACAATTTTAAATTTAGATGGTGATGATTATTTGGTTTTGGGTGTGAATATACAAGATGGGAAAACCGTTGTAGGGATAGGATCAACATTTGCTAAGGAATATTATTATAGCCCTGGGGATTTAGAATATAGTATTAGACGTGTGTTTTCTAAACTATCATCTTCATTCATTTCTAATATTCCTTTAGTTACAACAGAGCCCTTTACTTTAAGACTTAGAAATGATGTTTCTGGTACTGTAGAAGACCTTGTTTTAGATACACACTATAGTGTCTCTGAATCAGGTGTGATAATTATCACTGATATGACTAAGTATCTAGATACAAACAGTATTTTGGAGTTTAATTATGCTGGGCGTAAAACATATGATGGGCAAGAAATCTCTGGTGAATATATTTGTCGTATCGTTCCAGATAATGGTAATTTGTTTTTAGGATCATCCCTATTAACATCATATACTGTATACAATCCAGATACTTTTTATTTTAGGGTTGAATCTTTCGATACTATCGCTGCAGAAGTATCCATAGCTCTTGGTTCTGCTGCTGCATCGGCATCGCCATCATCAGGGCCGCCAGGACCACCACCAGCACCATTATCTCTTAATGAGAAGGGTAAGGGACCATACTATTGGGAATATGGTGACACAGTAGATAATGATGCTGTAGCACGTAGGTATTTATTGTTTTGGAACGATGTGTGTAATAGGGTTGAAGACCTTTTGACATATTTAGATGGTAGGGTAGTTGGTGATGTTGATGGGAAGTTTTTATTTACAGATAGCCTATATACTGATCCTGTAGAGCCTGGTAATGCTGTAAATCACATAGATAGTGTGATTTATACCTCCCCCAATATTCCTTTTGCCGTTAGAAAATATTTGCCTATGTGGAAGGGATCAAAATATAGTCGGCTATACCCAGAATATGGTAAGTTCTTTAACCTGTCAGCTCCTGGGGATAGTGGTGGTGTAACATACGATTACCCAGCCGATTTCCTAAAAGAAATAGTAAGTATTGGTAGAGAGAATTTAGCTAGTGTTTCTGGTGTCCGGGATAGATCGGCTCGTACCAAGTTATTAAATCAAATCGCTGCTGGATTATTTTCAGCAGTATTAGAAGTTGATTCTGTTGATCCTGATACGGAGGGGTATCAGTTGCCTGGTTTTTCCATAGATGATGAAATAATGGTGGGAAGAGAAGGATCATCATATTTGATTGCAGGGGTGATTACTGATCTAGATGATACTCTTCATACCCTTTCCGTGAGATTTGTTGCATATAATGAGACACCAACAATACCTCCTGCTCCCCCCCCTCCTCCTTACCCTGAAGAACCGTGTCCAGAATTATTACCCAATGATACTGTGTATTGGAATCCCTTCTGGTGGGTCGATGATGGTAGTGGTAATCCTATAGCAGCTAAGAAAACATACAAATCTGGTATGGATTATGGTGTTGATTTAAAGACAGGGAATTTATTGAACACATCTCTCCCATTTCAGTTACCAGGCCAAGATCCTATAGTACCAGAAATCTATGTTGAGGGTAATGTTAGTTTTGGGAATGGCCTAGTAAAACCATATAGATTCCCAGCACTTGATGGTGGAGTGAACAATGATTGGAGTGATTTGAGTGTTCCATTTAAAATAAGTGATGCTGCTAGTTTTGATGTTTTATTTGAAGATGAGAATGGTTTGATTATCAATATAGAGGATAATACTTTGGAAGGTGTTAGAGGTATTGATGGTGTGGTCTCATCCGATCTGCAAACGTTTGAAGGAGCATTGGATGGTGAAAACTTACAAACCAATGATCTATTAGTAATAACCAACGGATCGAATATTGGTGAGTATTTGATTTGCTCATTCCCAACTGTAGATAGTGTTAAGGTAGCAGCATTTCAGCATGAGCAAGATATCAATGTTAATTATGAGATTACAGGGCCGGTAACCCCATATAGTGGTACAAATGGGACTATCCAAAACAATCTTTTAGTTTTTGAAGATTCAACTAAGAATTTCCTTACCGGTGGGAATGAAGTTGTTCCTGGGCATATTTTGATAGTCAATTTTGTATCAGGATACTCTAATGAGGGTACCTATATTGTTGAATCTGTCACAGCTACTACTGTATCGGTTAGAGTTTTCAATACTGCTGCTTCAGGCATTTATTACGATATCAAGAGAGGGCATGGTAGCACCGAAAGATCTATAGGAGTAAATGGTTGGTTTGAGACGGTAACTAAATATGTTGATGTTTCTGCCAATTTTTCTGCCGATAATGTTGTTAGGGGTGATGCATTAGTAATCTCTAATGGGAAAAATCGAGGTAATTGGGAAGTAGATGAAGTCTTAAGCCCTACAGAATTAGTGCTTCAAGATTCGGTTCGGTTCGTAGAAGAGGGTAGTGGGGATCTTGTGTTAGATACTGGTAAATATTTATTGAATGTGATTGGTACTGTGTTTCAAAGTAGTGATGTTGGTAGGAAATTACTTATTACCGATTCATCTAATGATGGGAGTTATACAATTATTTCTTATATAAATGAAGGTAGTGTCGAAGTATCGTCTTGGCCTAATGCATTACCTGATACGGGAACTTGGGCGCTATGCTCAGATTATAGGGTGGATGGTGTTAGGCGTGGATCTCAATATGTGGCTGATTGGGAAGATAAGTTATCGGAAGAACAGACCGAATGGAATGATGGTACTCTTCAGAATATAATCACAGACTTGTTTGATACTTTTTTTGGATCAACAATAACTTCTGGTAGCGGTGAAGCGATAAGCACTACCGAATTTCAGGACGTATCAAAAGGTTTTGTTAATTTGGGGGTAGCGCCAGGGGATGTTCTAGAAATAGCTTCTGGAGTAAATATGGCTTATTGGTGGGTAACATCTGTAGGTACAGATACTTTGGTGGTAGAAAATAATTTAGGTAATCTTGAATTGGGTGCCGGTACATATCAGGTTTGGGAAGGAAACACTTTATTTTCTGTAGATATGCGAAGAACCATGGTTGATTTTATGAATCTGCAAGATTCAGTATTGAGTAATATTGTTGATGCTTTAAATTATGCCCAAACCAATACTAACCCTAATTATGGTGATCCTACAGACACATGGTTAGGTGCTCGTAAGGTAACTATTAGTAATAATCGATCCGATCTTGCAGATGCCCCAGAAAGCTTTGAGATTGCTTTAAAATATATAGATAAATTATATGATAAGCGATATAGCTGGGTTAATTTTAGAATCAATCTAGAAAATGGGACTTTACCGATAAAGGAAAGACTAATAGCTGATAAGGAGAAACAAGAGATAGAATTGATCGAAAAACTATTAATGGTTTTGACTTAATAGGAGGAATTTTATGGTTGAAGAGGGAAAAGGGATTATTTCTGAAGATAAGGAAGATTCTTCAAGTAAAGAATCCCCTTCATGGAAACATGATAATGATATTATGCAGAATTTTGCCCAGCATTTACTTGGTCCTTTGAAACAATTGAGAGAAGGATTAATTGAAGAGAGAACTAAATTAATTAAGCAACGGAACGATTGGAAAGCACAAAATTTAGATGGCTGAATGGAAACCATTTCAAATCCCTGTCCCTGATGCTGTAACTGAGACAGCGGATAGGATGTCTACAATCTTGAAGAAATTCAGGAAGGTTTTGAATTTAATTCTAACCGTTCTAGATACAGCCAAGATGTTTATCATTGATTTGGGAAATCCATTGAAAATAGTCTTGGAATTGATTGTTAATTTTATAATTTCAATTCTGGATGAGTTAAATCAGGGTGTTGGGCTTCATTTCTTACCTATAGCCCCTGTAGTTCAGGGACAAACATTATTGGAAATGAAAGGCGGCATTGATAATTTTAATCGGAAATTACAAGCTTCATTTTATGATACCGCCGATAGTTTCAGACCTCAATATACTGCTAATGCTGATTTAGGTGGGTTTATCATTGCATTTGATAGTGGTAATGCTGCTGAAATATTAGATATTGTTTTACGCTTTTTCAAGCTTATTGGTGAATCAATTAGTCAAAATATGCCTGCCCCAGATAATGTTGTGGCTATTCCTGTCGATAAGGATGGTGATGACATTGTAAGTGGGTTTTCGGGTATGGTAAGTGTTGCTGAAGGCATAAAATTAAGGTGGACCGTAGCTGCTTCTGGTGGGATTAGTATGATAGATTCTTTTATCCCATCAAAATGGCGTATTGAAAGGCATCGAACCAGAACCGGTGATCCATTTTTGGTTGATGAAGAAATTATTAATGCTGCAGGTGAAAAGACTACGATAAAAAGACAGGTAGTAGATACATCGGGCCGACCAGTATTTTTATGGGAACATGTTGAGGATATTAGTAGTAGCGATAAGGAATTCTGGCAAGGTTTCGGTACCGGAACATATTCTTATACCGATAAAAATGTAGAAGAGGGTGAAACTTGGTATTATCGTATAAGGTCAATAGTATCGAGTCAACCTCCTCCAATAGATATCAGTAGTAGTGATGTTATTGATGGTGTGCTTTATGTCACAGGGATAATGGGTGTGCCTTGTACCCCTATCGAGGCATTTGTGCCTGGTAAACCAGAGGGTATGCTAGGTAATCCTATAAAAGCGCTTAGTGATACTATGTTGGCTGCTTTGATATTAGGCTTTCATATACCATATAAGGATGCCCCATCGTTTGAAGGACATGGTTCATTGTCATTTGCTTATCCGTGGTTAAATGAGTATTTGTCATTGCCTACAGCCAATACTTTGTTTTATAAAAATAGGCTTATCTTTTCTATTAAATTAGCTGAGATTATTGCCCGATCATTGGTTCGCTCCAAAGAGTCTTTCCAATCTTTTTGGGATTTGTACCAAGAGCATCGTGGAGTGATAGAACAAGTCATAACCCATATTGGGTCTGATGATAGTCATCCGTATTTAGATGAGCATATTACATCAATAGATGATTTGAGACGTGATGTTTATGCCGTGACCATTAATTTGGCTGGAGCTATGGCGGTACGAGGTGATTCACCGAATTGGCTAACTTTACGTGCTTCTAACCTAATACCGGTAGAAGTGTTTTTAATGGTTCGTAAAGTGGAAGCAGAAGCTAGAGGGTTATTATCTGCATACGAAGGTTTGGTAGCTGATATTTTAACATTCATAGAATTGTTAGAGAAAAGAATTGAAGCTTTGAATGATTTAATTACATTTCTTGAATCTATCATTAATATTTTGGCTAATTTATCTTTGCCTGGGGGATATACTCTTTATATTCCCGTAGAGGGTGGTGGGGTAGCTAATTTCTTGGGTAGGTATATGTCAGCAACAAACCCACCAGAATCGGGTAGTGGTAATTATACGATGGGCATTGCATTGGTATGGGGTATGCCGGGTCTATCAACATTTTTTGGGTTGATGCAAGGGGATTGATGTGGCGTTTGATTTTTTAGGTACTTTTTCAACTGGTCAATACTTAGAATTGGAAAGATTCTTAGGTATTCAAGAAAGAGATATCCAAAAGCGCATCAATTATTTGCAGGGCGAGATCCGTAGAACGGGTGGGTTGGTGGTTATATTCGATTCTAGTACAGGATATATTGAGAAGATAGAGGCTAGTTCTGATAAAAGTTTGGTGGGTAAATTGTTTAATGCTTATATTTTACAAGGTGGTAATCCTGTAAATGAATTACCTATTAGGTCCTTTGATGATCCTGTATATTTGCATCAAGGATCATCAACATCTTCGGTCACTGAATATAGTAATAAACGCATTATTCGTAATGCGTTTAGGTTTGATACATATCCCTCATCGTTTATTTCTAATTTAAAAACATGGGTTTTGGATGTGATAAAGTTTAAGAGAGAAGACCTTGAATTTAAGTTGAAAAAATTGGTTGATTGGACAGATCAATGTGCTTTTGAAATAGCAATGTTAGAATTGGTTGGGGGGATAACAATAGATGATGAGCCATCTATGGAGGGCAAGGTGGCTGTGGGTGGTGAAGAAATAGCTCAAGCCGGTATGCAGAAGATTTTAGAAGTTGCTGTTGAAAGCCCATTGAAAAGAATGATAGTATTAACAGACTTGTCTGATATGTTAGAAACAGTATTGGCTGAAGTCCGTTCAGGAGATCATCCTAGTATTACGAATAATGATGAGGATGTGTTTGGTTTAGGTGCTGGTAAAATTATGGAGTCAATGCCATTAAGAGAGGGTGAAAAAGACCCAATAGCGGTTTTGGAATAATACGATGAGTTTTGATTTTAGATTAGATTCAGTATGTCCTCATCAAGTTATATTTGAGGAATTAGAGTTAAAGGATTCTGAATATCTTCAGCCAATTAGTCCTTTAGCATCATCTAATTTACATCTGTATATTAATGGTATGGAGATCCCAGGCGATGGTCTTTACTCAAGAGCAAGTTTGATCTTTAATAAAACAGGTTTTTCTTCAATTATATTGGGTCTAAACGACACAATAGAATTGGCTGTTGATTCTATGTCTGAGCAATCCATTGTTTTAGAATCTGGTAATTTGACAATAGAGCAAATAGTTTATGATCTACAAAAAAAGATACCTAGTGTTAGTGTAGAGTTAAGTAATGGCTATTTAAAAATGACATCTAAAACGTTTGGTTTTGGATCAAAATTGAAATTAGGTAGTGGTACTGCCCATACAGTTTTGGGTATTCCCACGAATCGAGTCTATGCCGGTAAGCAGTTGTATCCAGGATGGTTTGTGGTAGATGATCCAACTAAGGTCGATTTAAGGAGAATTTTATTTGGGTACCCATTAAAGTCTTTAGACGATATTATTGAGATGTCTTATTTTACATCTGCTCCTTATTGTCGGCGTTGTCACGGATTGAAGATAGAGAATGACTTTAGATACGACACTTTGGGTAGGAAAGTAGTTATAAGAGATGAGGATCTTTTATATCAAGAAGTACATAAGATTCTTATGACTATCAAGTCTTCTAATATATTCCATATTTGGTATGGTACTCGGATGTCTAGTTTAGTAGGATCAAATTTAATCGGTTTTATGAAAAGCCAAATATTAAGTGAAATTTCTGATGCTCTGGATAATATACGGGATATTAAAATACAGCAAGCAAGGCTACAAGAGGTAACTCCTGGTGAATTCCCTGAGCGACTATCTGTTTCTAATTTCAGTTCACCAGAAAATGATCCTACAATACTAAATTTAGAATTAGAGGTAATGAGTAGAAGAGGTACTAGAGTAAAAATAAATCAATTAATCCGTTTACCCGATTCAACATTAAATGGTTTTTCTCAAGGTTTTTCTAGGAGTTGATAATGGCGCTGCAAGCACCAGAAATATATCTGCCAGATGGTTCAGAAACAAAAACATATATTGTGTATTCATCCAATGTTAGGGAGCATTTTTTTGAGGGTACAGTAGATCCTAATGCGATAGATGTCCAGGTACAAATACGGGGTAGTGGTTTTGTTTCGGATCCCACATTAGTACATTTGGATCTACCTAACTTTAAAATACCAAATCCTGAAAGCTATCCAGATGGGATGTCTTTAGTACCTGGTGTTAATCAGATCGATATTCGAGCCATAGATGTATCTGGAAACATAAGTTCAGTATCTACTATCATGGTAAGCTATATAACAGATAA